GCTGCTCTTGACATGCGCATATTTATTTTTCTATATTGAATTTAATGGGTAGCGACTAAGCTGCCTCACTAAACAAATATTTTGCTCTATTTTTCACTACTTTACGGTGTTTACACAGAATTCGGGACTTACCCAAAGATCTGGCAGAAAACCTCTTTCCGGCAGTGGAATCCACAGTATCAACGCTTGCACCCGTATTAAAAGACACATTTAAAGCCATAGGCCCGTTGGTGTCAGATGCCTTGTCATCGGCCGTCAAATTGTTTGCTCCGATTCTTCCGACCATCTCAAAAGTGGGAAAAGTGTTGGCAGAGTCAATACTGCCGCCGGTCATGAAACTGGCAGAAGGAGTACTGCCGGTATTTATTGAGGTTTTCGACGCTCTGCTGCCGGCAATTGAAGAACTGTATGGACTTTTAGGCCCGATATTTGACATAATAGCCGAAATTGCAGCACCTGTAATCAGACTGTGCGTAAAGGCGATCACGCCTTTGTACAAAGCTGTACTGCAGCTTGTAAACAAGGCGCTGAAGATCATACGTCCTGTGCTCGAAAGTTTAAGGCCGGTATTCAGTTGGTTTACAAACCTCTTGTCCGGCGTTGTAGACTTCATAGACAACGTATTTGCCGGAAACTGGGCTGCTGCCTGGGAGTCGGTGAAGGGGATATTCGCAAACATCTGGGAAGGCATAAAAGAACTTTTCAAAGTTCCTGTCAACTGGATCATAAAAGGTATAAACGTGCTCATATCAGGGCTCAATAAGATCAAGCTTCCTGAGTGGGACATACTTGGCGGGCTTAAAGGCGCAGGCTTTGCCATAGAACCGATTCCGCTCTTGTTCAAAGGCGGATTCACAAACGGCCCAAGCATTGCAGGAGAAGCAGGAAGGGAAGCTGTCATATCTTTTGATCCTGCTTACAGATCCGAAAACATAAAATACTGGCATGAGGCAGGCGCAATGCTTGGAATGCTTGATAATTCCGTGATTTCTGCCCTTGCAGGACTTAACAGTTACACTTCGGACAGTTTGCCTCAGATCATGCCTGTTGCAGTTTCTGTAAACGAGCTTAACCGGATGTATTCAAGCACGGTACAGGATCTGCCGCGCTTTGCCAAAGGCGGATTTACAAACGGTCCAAGCATGGCAGGAGAGGCGGGAAGAGAAGCGGTTATATCTTTTAATCCTGCTTATCGCAGAGAAAACATAGGCTATCTGGCAACGGCCGGGCGTCTGTTGGGATTGGATGATTTCAGCCTGAGCACAATGATGATCAACAACGTCAGAACTGTTAAGATTGAAAACATCACTTATGCTCCTGTATATGATGTCAAAAACACGGGAGAAAAGGCATATTGTGATGCAAGGTCACTGTCTGAAATGGCAGAAAAAGACCGTGAGGAGTTCGGGGACTGGCTGCATGACTGGATAAAATCCGAGGAGGAGAAGCTGTTTTGATAGATGAACGGATAGTCGGAGTCATTGATTACGTGACTTCGGCGGGAGACACTTTTGACATGCTGGCATTACAGCTTTACAATGACGAATTTGCCGCAGGTTACATCATGGATGCAAACCCGGATCACGTAAGCACTTTGATATTTCCTTCTGGCGTAAAACTTAAACTTCCGATCGTTGAGACCGCAAAGAGCAAAGATACTCTTCCGCCGTGGGAAAGGTGATGGATGATACATAATTCGTAGACAATATGTAGACAATATGGTATACTATTGTCGAGGAAGTGATTGTATGGATTTTTACACTGCACGAGATTTGAGGACTACCCCTAAAGAGTTGTGGGACAGCCTTGCGGCATCAGGCGAAGTTGTTATTACCAGCAATGGCAAACCAAAGGCACTTTTAGTGGATATATCTCAGGATAATTTTGAGGAAGTTTTAAAGGCCTTGAGACAGACAAGGGCTATGCTGGCGGTCAACAGAATGAGAAAGACGGCTGAGGCAAATGGCTTTATGACCGATGAGGAAATAGAGGCCGAAATTGCCGATGCCCGAAAAGGTGTATAATATGCTGGTAGTGATTGATACGAACATTTTGGTATCGGCCCTTTGGTCTAAAAACGGTGCACCGGCGCGAGTGCTGGCCATGGTTTTAAACGGTCAGATCAAACCCTGCTATGACTATCGGATACTAAGCGAGTATCGTAATGTTTTGAGCCGGCCTAAGTTCAAGTTCAGCGAAAGTGATGTACGGGAATTGATCGGATTTATTGAGGCGGTTGGTATATCAGTAGTACCGGAGCCGTTGGACGTTGATTTTATTGATGAAGATGACAGGAAATTTTATGAAGTATCAAAATACTGTAATGCAATTTTGATAACGGGAAACACAAAGCATTTCCCGGCTGAACCGATGGTAATGACTGCTGCTGAATTTCTTGAATGAATAAGACAGAACTTTTAAAAATCTATATTTTTTTCTTCAGCACTTGCTTTTACAGCAGGTGCTTTTTATATCACTCAGGCAGGTGATAAACGATGCAGCTCATATACAAAGGATCCGATATCTACAAGCAGGTATCTGTAAACAAATGCATAGTAGATTTACATTCAGAATGCAGATGCGACAGCCTGACCATATGCTTTAACGATACCAAAGGTTTATGGAGCAAATGGAACGTCAAAACAGACGATGAGATCACCTTTTCACACGATCAGGTTAAAACCGGGCGCATGTATATATGTGAGCAAAAAGGCTTAAACGGATTGTACAGTATTACCGCAAGGTCAGCACCCAAGAGTTTTTGGACCGGCGAGTTTAAATCATGGGATACCGTAAAATTCAGCCAGTTTGCATCCGAGATAGCTCAAAGACATGGCATGACTTATTCAGGATACGACGTATCAGACCGCATATATACATTCCTTTCCCAAAAAGGAGAACCAGACAGCAGGTTTTTGCAGCACAGATGTCAGCTGGAAGGGTATGCCATGATAGTCAGAGACGGGCGCATCATAGTATACGACGAAAGAACTTTGGAAAAAGCAGCACCTTCAGACACTTTGAAAATAGGAATTGACGGGGTATACAATTACAAAACTTCAAGCATATACAGCACCTGCGAGGTCATATCAGGTCAGTACAGAGGTTCTTTTTCAATAACAAACGGCAAAGGCATATACAGACCTGATTATCAAATACAGGTAAACAGCAACGAAGAAGCAGCAAGGTTTTCAAAAAATCTTTTGAGACTTTCAAACAAAAACAGCGTGTCCGGCTGTATAAGAAGAAAACTTACAACAGAGTATACATCCGGTACCGTAATAAAAATAGAATCCGCCAAGACGAGCATGTGGGACGGCAAAGCAGTATTAACCCGCGTACGGCACGATTTTTTACACAACGAAACCAAGATATGGTTCAGACGCCCTTTGGAGGGATACTGATGGTGAAAAAAGGCAGGGTCATTGACCTTATGGGCCCTTTAGATAGATGCAAAGACAAGACTATGGCAACAGTTGAACCTTACGATTATCCGGGAGAAGTAACCCCAAAACTCGTCATCCCCTGGTTTTACAGAGGACCTGCAGGCGATCTCAAACCCGGAGATGAAGTTATATATGTACTGTTTGCAGATCAGACCGGCATGATATTAAGCAGGATGGATGGAAACTGGACCGGAAGATTATCAGGAGATCTGGAACTTCTGATAGAGGCAGACAACTCGAAAAGCAGCCTTAAATGCAAAAACATCGACACATACGAAGGCGTGTTTGAAATGCACAACGATCAAACAGTGGGGCACATCAAAATCGAAAAAGGCGACGTCATACTGGATGACGGAAGCGTACTTGTTCCCAAAGGAGACGTAAAAACGACGGTAAGCCTTTCAGAACATGTGCACCAGGGAGTACGCGCCGGCACAGAATCAACATCAAAACCGTCATAAACGGGGTGAAACATAAATTGAGCGTACAGGCTAAATGGAGAAATAAGATATTTGGAGTGTCACCCGATGAGATAAAGACAGTCGGTACTTTAAGCTTAAGCTGCCGCATGAAAGCAGAGACCAACGACGATCTGGAATTTACACCCCAGACAAACGAGAGAGGCCTTGAACCCGCAAACTTAAATATCACCGTAAAACTGGACAATGCAGCCGGCGTTGATGTGCGCAAAGAGATAGAAGACTGGCAGGAGCTGGTCGAGAAAACCGACTATTTCTATCTGGCAGGAAGACGCCTGGGCCCGTTTTATAAACTGCAGAGTGCAGACGCAGCAGTCAGCATCCTGGACGATTTCGGGATAATACGTTCAGCAGAATTGTCTTTGAGCTTTTTAGAATGCGTCAACACAGAAGGAGTGAAAGACAAATCCGGACCAAAGATAGAAGACAAACTCAGAATGAAACCCGGAAACGTGCTTTTGGCCAATGCAAAAAAAACAGGCTTTGACATAGGCGCCAAAGTCAGAATCGTAGGCAAATACTACACCACAGGAGAGCATATTCCCGACTGGGTAAAAGACAACAAATACACAATAAGCCAGACAAAACCTGACAAAGTCTTATTGCAGCCTGTCAACAGCTGGGTTTACATATCAGATATCACACTTGTGGTGTGATGTGAAAAAAAGCCGGGATTAATCCCCGGCTTTAGGTTCTCCGTATTCTCTGAGCATTGCATCTTTTGTGACAACCCATTGGTTGCCGAACTTCTTGCAGTCGACATCCGGTACCAGTTTGCCGTAAAATACTGCTTTTCGTAAAGTGCTTTCGTTAAGCCCCCATAATAAGGTGGCTTCGCTGAATGCGAGGAGTCCTTCAAAAGGATTACGTCCGTCAGTCATGCCGATCACTCCTTAAAAGTTTGAGACATAAAACGATTGCACAGACAGAAAGGGTAATTGATACAACAGATAATACGATTTGAAGAATGTCCAAAAACATTTTTTAGACATGGGAAATGTCATATGTTATACTTTTAGAGAAAGGGGCCTTGGCCCCGATCTCTATTTGTTAGTCAGCCATGATATTAAAGCTGTGATGAGCGTTAATACCGAGTTGACTAAGGTTATGACAGCGGCGACGAGTGTGATTTTTGCTGTTTGCTCGTCTCGTCTGTCTTTTTTTATTCCCATGTCACTTTCCTCCTTTCGTTGATTATATTATATCACGGAGTCGTGATATATGCAAGTGTTTTTTGTTAAAAAAAGTAAAATGTTTTCATTGTTATTGCAGGTCATACAATAATTGACCGGTTAAAAGCATCGATAAATGGTGCTTTTTTTCATGTCCCGAAAAGAAGCACAAAGGCAGTGCTGTTATGTTTTATATATCATGTGGGAGGTGATGTTTTGCTTACATCGGGAAATTCAAACCCGCTCGTATGTGCGGCAAACCTTCTCAAAGTCACACGCGCAGAAATCCCTTATGACCGTTTGTTGGGCGTGGATCCAAACCTTACAGACAGACCGGGCGCTGAAGTATTGAGCGAATATAAAAGGGATATAGAGTGGCTTATCGCAACATATGAGCCTAGAGTTGAGATAGAAAGCTGGCTTTCTTTTAACGCAAATGCCGCTTCAGGCCACATCAGAGCAGTGCCTCAGTTTAAATTAAAGGAGGAGGACGAGCTTGCATGATTTAGATCTGATAACAGGTGACCCATCACAGATCAAAGAAGAAGTATTGGCAATGGTCGAAGAAAAGATCAAAGAAAAGATCTGGCCGGGCGATGAACGGTATTTTTTCACAATGGCAATAGTTGACGTGCTGGTGCATTTTGCCCGCAAGGC